TTCACGATGGTTCGCACGATACGGTTATCGTCGCGAGAGACACCCAGGCCTGCGATAGGCGGGAGTCCCAGCCCCCCATACTCTTTGGGGACGAACCACGGAATCCGGTTCTCAGTGAACAGGGTGAGGGCGGTGTCGTTGTTCCGGCGGAACTGCTTCCAAAGCAGCGACTCGTCGTGATCCTCGGGGGCCAAAGCAATCAGCTCCCTGAGTCGTGATGACAAGTCGAAATCCACATCCAACACACCTGCCTTTCCTCCGGATCGCTTGATGCCCTTCAGCAGACCGAGGTTATAGTACTTGGCCTGGCGGAAACTCCAAACGGTTCCTTCCAAGTGAACACCTTCGATGTCGGAGACTGCGCGCTGCAGCCTGACAAAGTTGGTCGAATTCACATTGGCGAACTCACGTGAGTAGTACACCTTGCCTATACTCTCCTCGAGGCCTGCCATGGCACTCAAAGCTTTCCAAGCAGCACGACCTGTCTGGTTGATCGGGAAAAGGCAATCGTCCCCGTTAATCAACAGTCGCAGCACCCGTCGAAAGGGTCGGGTAAGCTGTCCCGGTGCACGCCTGCCGCGCACCGCGAGGGGGAGTTTACGACCCTCGCCAATCTCCATGGCTTTGCGACAGACCGCCGCATTGACCACACAGAGAATGGGGAATGAGATGATGGAACCCATCAGCTGCCCAGCTTGCTGTGGCAGGAGGTTTCCTTGCTCATCGACAAAGGTATGCGCGGTGAGAGCGTTGTGGCCCAGTACACGGATGGCCAACGGCATATCAACAAGCCGACAATACTCAAACCACACAGCCTCAGACAGTTCCTTGCGCAGGTTGTCGGTCGCGGCCTTATAATCACCAGAAAGGTAGGCCTCGCCCACTCCCAGCGCGGTACCGAGCGTCTGTTCCAGGATCTCAGCTGACACAGGATGTCCTATCAGCTTAAAGACCGGATGCTCCTTCAGGACCCCCCACATATGGTTCTGCACAGGTTTAAGGCAGAAATAGGTGTAGGGAGGGCCCTTCGAGATGACTCGAACCTTCAGCGCTTCCGGCAAAGCAACCGGCTCAACAAGAGGCAGTTCGTCAACTGCACGCTTCAGGACTCTGAAATAAACCTCCTCGAATTGTCTATCGAGGTCAGAGTAGTTCGTCATCTGGTACCTGCGCCCCTCGCGCAAGTGCTGCATTCCACCAATGCCTTCGGGGGCAACTTCCATGAATTGCTGGGCGAGGAACTCCTCGTAGCTCAGCTGTGGGAGGAACATGCGATTCTTGGCAGATCGCGACCGCTGCGTGTAGGCATCATATGCCCGCTGTGCGGCCTGTTCACTCACAACCTGGAGGTCCTCGAGCTGAGGAAACACCTCCTGGAATTCAGGGAGCGGCGTCATGACGCCCTCATCGGCAAGCATGCCGAGAGTCCCCAGCTTCGACCGCGTGTTATTGTAGTTAGCGGACATCGAAGGCATGAATGCACGGGTAAGGTGATCAGTTGAAAAGCGTGATCCCTTAAAGACCTCCCGTGCAGTCCTCACACACTCCTGTTGCATGTCGTCGAAAGAAAATTGGACAACACCCTCGGCAGTCTTGATCTCAACGTAGCGTTGTGGATCAGTGTGCTTCGTCAGGGTGGCCACAGTGTCTTTGATGGCCTTGTCCAATGCCGACTCGTCCGGTCGCGGCATTCCCTTCTTCGAGAGGAGAACAGACACGAGTAGCTCTAGCTTCTTGAGCAGTGCCTGACCTTGGTCCTGGATTTTTGAACAATCGCGCAAGTACCTGCGCATCCACCGGCATGCCTTGCCCGTCAACAAATCACCAGCATTATCCTTCAGCTTGGTGGGTTGGACAGGTAGGTCCTGATCCGTGTGGTAGGCGAAGTACGCGGCGAGCTTGTACTTTGTCCACTTCATCCAGCCAATCTCCTTCACGTGCGGAGCCCAGGCCCTCACCGCGTCGCCACGCTTGTAGCCGCGGGAGTCGAACTTGAAGAGCTCCAGGAGTTCAACCAGCGTATCGATCACTTCTTGTAACGAGTGTCGATCGTCTGATGCCAGAGTCCTGATATCAAACTCTGGGGGGTTAACCGACTCTTGAGTCGGACGCTCCACCATGGCGTCTGTAGTTGGCAAAACTGCAGCGTGTTTGGTTTCTTGCATGTCCAGTACTAAGGATAGCAAGAC